AGGTGAAAATAAGGCAATCTGTCTTCTTCTATATTCCAATCATTACACACACGTTCCCGACTTTCCGTAGCCGCTTTTTTCGTAAAAGAAACACAAGCTATTTTCTCTGGGTCAACTCCTTCTTCTATATATTCTTGAATAAGATTAGAATTGGTTTGTGTCTTGCCACATCCAGGCGGACCTAATATTGTTTTTATTTCATTCATTAGGAGCCTCCCATCTAAATTTTAATTGACCATAGATAGGTTGCCAATCTCTTTTTCTTTTTTCTCTGTCCCAACCACCACCTTTATTTTCCCCCATAATTTTCCATCCAGCTCCTCGCAAACTCGCTCCTGATTCTTCTTGGAGTGTATAAGTCACCATACGTTTGCCTCCCATTTGTTGCCAAATTCTCCAACATCTTCCATATAAAAAAGAACATGTTCCCTTGGGGGCTGTGTCTATAACACATACCCTGGTTATTTCGGCTGTTAATCCGTCTTGTAATAATCGTGCTATGGGTCTTCCTACAATAGCAACTCCTACAAGTTTGTCGGTACTTGCTCCAATAGAAAATCTCTGACCTCTTACCGGTTTATTGTGACGATGAAAATTTTTTATGAAGTCATTAGCCTCATGCCCAGTAATAGGAACAACCGAAAGTTTCAAAACGGTGGCTCCTCATCATCTTCTTTAAACTCGACAGAAGGCAGATCCACTTCTCCTTTTTTAATTTCAGGCACAAACCAACACCGAACGGTTTGCCATTTATCCTTATTATCTTTAAAACGAAACTGCTTATCGGCGGTTCCACCATTGTTCATTTCTTTCAATCTTTCCGTAATTTGGCCACGTGTATAGATTGTAAAGTTATTTCTTTTTAAAAAATCCTGTAAAGCACTTAATCGAAAATACGTAAAGCCTTCTTCTGTCCATGGCTTACCTGTCATAATTTCTTCCGGACTCCGTGCTTGTAATCGAGCAGTACAAAAAGATTCCAATAACTCATGGAACTGACCTTTTTGCGTTAGTTCTTCAGGAACAGATATTCTGGTAGCTGTATCTAATAATAAATCAATAAGTTCTCGCCACTCATTATCCTTCATACGTGCAGGCATCTTATACATTTGCTCCATACACGCACGTTGAAATTCCACTTGCATTTGTAATTGTCGAGTGCTTAACTCTAACCTGGCCCCGTCCACATCAATAAACCAAACAGGAGGCTCCGACTCGACCACTGTTAACCCTCCTAGGGAGGGAAAGGATTGAGCGTTTCCAATTCCATATTTTCTAGAACGGCATAAAGATTTGTTGCAATGGCTACGCAAGGGCTCTTGCTTACACGTATAATAATATTCTTTTTTTTCTAATTGGTTCTGTATTATAACGATTTCTTTTGCAGGTAGTGGAGGAGTACAATAACCTTGGTTATGTTTTTCTAATAATTCTTTCCATCCGTCTGGGCTCGACATTTTATAAAACAAACCCACATTTAACATGGCATTATTTCTCCCACCTTCCGGTACACCATACTCGGTTAATTGTTGTAGGCATGGAGGACCATGCGGTAAAATATCCGGACTAATCCCTAATTGTAAATTTTTTAAGTCCGCTACGCTTATCTGGTTTTTCTCAGCCTTGTCTAAAAACTCTTCTAAAGATATGTCATTACCATTCGACCGGATAGCATAGCGTGTTGTATGTGTACTATTAAAATAGGGTAGATTTATAAAGTTCCCAACATCTCCTCGTTCCACTATCACTTCTTCTTGTTTGGGAAATATTTCACAGTTACCAAAACCCAGGGCTGATGCAAACTCTGATAACCTATCCCGTAATTCTGCGGCTGAAATTTTTTCTTTTAAAAATATGTAAAAATGTGCTCCCCCTGATTTACTGCGACACACTGTTAAAGGCAACTTTAACTTCTTGATATTCTTTGCTATTTTAATTAAATCTAAATTGTAATCATCAATATCTAATGCTCCAAATAAGCATTGATTGTTTTCATCTATGGGTATACTACCTATGCCAAGTTTCCCATCCAAATGCTGTTGAATGAGTTCCACCGTCAATGGTTCACGGACAATTACATATTTTGCCTGTTGCTTACCATTACGTTGATTCGTCAGTACTTCTGTTTGTCCATGTGCCCCTTTAAACCCTTCAAATAGATTCAAGAAACGTTCTGCTACCTTCCCCATTAGAAACGTGGCCTCCATTACAGAGGCCACTTCTCCCTATTAGAAAGGCACTTCGTCAGAGTTGGAATCTGCGGGTATGGCGACGCGCATTTCTCCACTCTTGATACTATTGTGTGTCGATTTTGCATCGTTGTATGCTTCCATACTATCTATATGACGCAAATGAGAAACCGACCATGAATGCCATGAACCCTTGTCATTACCATCTTCTACTGATGTTAATTTATAAACACTTGAAAAAGATGGAAGGGTGACACCATTATGTTTCTGCATCATCATAACAGAATTCCATCCTCGAGACTTTTTCAATTGCGTTTTCTTCATGTCAACAATCGCATTTTCCAAAGTTCCATCCTCGTGAATTACTTTCACATAATGTTGTGCTGTTCGCACAAGTTCATTCCCATTTTCTAATAGTTCTAGGCCTGTTGTTTGATCTCGATTTGCCTTACGCACCTCGTCCGAGTTTGCATCTAACTCACCAACAAAGCCTCCTCCCTCTTGACGTGGGATAAACTCTAATAATTTTAATTGATAATAAATAGGTATGACTTCGACTCCTTCTTCTGCACTCCATACTTTTTTTGTTACCGTATTAAAAATATCTCCTTGAGATGCCCCATCAATAAAACTTGGGTCAGTCTTTTTTAATTGTGGACTTAAAGCTTGGATAATACGGATAAAAGGTATCTGTATATCGTTACTTGTTATTTCTTCAAAACCACTTCCAGAATCTGATTCAAAAGCTTTCATCAAATCTGTTTTACTTGCTGTTTTTAATTCAGCCATCTTATTCTCCTTTAATTTTAGCGACTTGACCCACATATCCGTTAAATAGGTCTAAGTCTATGTTTTGATTAGATTCTATTCTTTCTCTAACTAACTTTTTAAGAGTAGCAGGTTCGACCCAGGTGCGAGACGTTGTGTCTAAACCTTTGTCTTCTAGTTCTGCTTGAATAGAACGTGCGTGATTGTCTTCGTTAATACCAAAAGATATTTGTACTTGATTTTTTATAAAATCTTCACATCCAATATCACGTAAATGTGCAATGGCTTTTTGTTTGTCGATAGGGTCTTTAGGCATAGTTGCTTGCACAAAACTAGCCAAGCTAACACTATTTCCATCGACAACAACTTTATCCATTCCTATTTCCGTCATTTTTGCAGGTATTAAATCAAACAAGTAGGATTGACGTTTGGCTTTAAGATTTTTTACTTCTTCCTCTAATGAATCAATGGTCTTAGACAAGGAAGTAGTTTGCCGAATTAAATCACTTAATTCTTTTCCCCCCTCAGTCGATAATCCTTCAAATGCACTTGAATCTGCTGTAATCGTTTTCCAAACATCTTCTTTTTTATTACTCATAGTATTTCCTCTACAGGTTAATGGTTAAGTTCTTCAATGCCTCCTCGCACAGAAAGTTTGACAGGATAATATAGTCTTTCTATCTTGTCCCACTTCAAAATATTAACTTGTCCGGAGTTAGCATCACTCGCAATAGCAAACGCAACACCTATAATAGCCGGATCCCCAATAGCCAATAACCAATCGTCCATATCAAAATCACGCAGCTTACGCTTTATTTGCGTAATTAGTCTGCCTGGATTTAAATGTAATTGGTCAGTTTGGTTCGTTAACGGAATGAGTTCCCCCCACTTCGTTGCGGATACTATATCAACTCTGGGATTTTCTTGGGCCACAAAGACGCGATTTGCCATTTTATTCCTTTCTATCTTTCAATCGAATTAGTTATAACAGTATTATGATTTTTTATCATTGTAAAGAAAAATATTTGCTTTTTATTATGTCTCATGGTATTTATACTACTATAAACCTTTATACATAACAATTGGAGTATGTAATGCAATTTAAAAAAAATAGTTTTTTCTCATGGTTTTTTGGCCCTTCGTCAGAAAAGTCTTTTGAAGAGATGTCTAAGTTAGAGTTGGAAGCTAAAGGTCGCGAACTTGGAATAGAGTTGGATCGTAGAAGAAAAAAAGAAGCTTTGATTAAACGACTTGAAAAGCAAATGAGAAAACAAAAATAAGTGAAATATATTTTTCAGACTAAACCTTTCCATCACCAAGGCGAAGTTTTGAAGCAGTCTTGGAATGCTTTGCACTGGGGTTATTTTATGGAGATGGGAACAGGCAAATCAAAAGTGTGTATTGATAACGCTGCTATTTTATATGAGCGTGGTATGATTGACACTTTTATTGTGGTCGCCCCAAAAGGAGTTTATCGGAACTGGGCGACTATAGAAATTCCTTTGCATTTGCCCAAACGATTAGATTATGACCTCGATATATGGACAGCAACCCCGACCAAGGAACAGAAAAATAATCTGGCTTTATTATTGGAACCCCGGGAAACCGATCATCTGCGGATTCTGGTTATGAATATCGAAGCTCTGTCCACGGCTAAAGGCACACGGTTTTTAGATAAAGTGTTGGACCAGGGAGTATCTTTACTAGCGGTAGATGAATCGACTGCCATTAAAAGTCCAAAGGCTAGACGCACCAAAGCCCTGATTAAATTAGGAAGGAAAGCTAAGTATAAACGAATTTTAACAGGCTTCCCTGTTACGCAATCTCCTATGGATTTATGGGCACAATGTAACTTTCTCCATCCTACTCTTTTAGGGAAAGATGTTGGAGATAATTATTTTCAGTTTCAATATCGCTATGCTATTATGAAGAAACGATCCGTTGGGTCCCATTCTTTCAATATGGTGGTGGGTTATAGAAATCTTGACACCTTATCTGATATACTAAAAAAATTTTCTTCTCGTGTGATGAAGGCAGAATGTTTAGATTTGCCTCCTAAAATTTATACGCAACGCCAGGTCCAATTAACACCCGACCAAGTGCGTGTATACAACGAGATAAAAGAATATGCCCTGGCGCATTTGGGGGACAATGACTTTATGACTGCCCCAAACGTCATGACCCAGTTACTAAGACTACAACAAGTGTTGTCAGGGCATACTAAAACCGATGAAGGAAAACTAATCTCTATTACAGATAATAGGTTAAAAGAACTTATGGAATGCTTGGAAGATGTGTCCGGAAAAGTTATTATCTGGTCCCGTTTTCGATATGATATAGAAAGGATAAAAAATGAATTAAAAAAAGTTTATGGCTCCCTGTCCACAGTCACGTATTATGGAGATACTACGGACGAAGAACGGAGTAAAGCAATTGAGCATTTTCAAAACGGAGAGGCTCAGTTTTTTGTTGGCAATCCCCAAACAGGAGGTTATGGCATTACATTAACTGCTGCTGAAACCGTTATTTATTTTGCCAACAGTTTTGACTTAGCTGTGCGTATGCAATCAGAAGATCGTTGTCATCGCATAGGTCAGAACAAACACGTTACCTATATAGACCTTATAGCAGATAAAACTATTGATAGTAAAATTGTCCAATCTTTACGAAACAAAATGGACATTGCTAGTGTGGTCATGGGTGAAGAACTTAAACAATGGCTAACATAAGGAGTTAATAATGCCAGATATAAATAAATATAAAAGTGTAGCGGTTCCAATTGAAACTTGGGAACGTTTAAAAGTGTTATCAAAAACAACCCATAGGTCACCAGCACAGCAAATTGCGTTTCTTGTTGAGCTTGCTGATGACTTACCTACAGATGTAGAACTCATGCGTGCGGCATATAAAAAAGGAGCTAGTCATAATGACTCCTAAAATAAATCCTGATGCTATTATACAATTTTATGATGACTTGGAGAAGTTTGCCTCACAAAATAAAACCGTCCCAAACGAAATAAAAGTTGTAACTTTGTTTCGAGTTGCGTTAGAGTTAGCAAGTGAAAAGTTAGGATTAGTAGAAGCCGCATATCTTATGGCAAGACTACAACATACTACATTAGGAGTTACTTTAGGCAAAGAGGATGGTTTTGAAGGAATATTAAAAGAAGTTATGGAGAAGAAACGAACAATTAATTAAAGGTTATGAGTTGACAGATGGGGAAAAACTAAAAGGGTGGGGAGAAGAGCCATATGGATCTTCTCCCCCTAAGCAAGAACACTGGGCTGATATACTTTGTGAATTGAGAAAAAACTCTGGATTATCACGTGTGCAATTAGCTGAAGAGTCCGGTGTAGGTGTGTCTACTATCGAAAATTACGAACGAAAAAAAATTTCCGAACCTTCTATTTATAAAATGGAATTGTTACTCCAGGCAATGGGATATGAATTAGATGCTATCTGCGTCGAGCATTAATTTTTATGATACTGTTCTACGGTCACTGTCCATGGAGTCCAGGATTCTTTCTTGCCCCCCTGATATTCCCTAGCATACCCCTCTTTTATTAATTTTTTGCAAATATCTTCTCCATTAACAAAAGGAATGGCTAAGATGCGACCGAACTTTCCTTTTCCATCCTTTATGGTTTGAATTTGGAAGTTTTTCGGAAGCAAATCCTTAAGCCGTGCCTTCGCAGCCAAACCAAGAATTTTTTCTTCCTTATTCTTTGTGCGCGACTCCGGCGTATTAATTCCTTGTAGGCGAATTCTTTCGTTTGAGAGGGTAACTTTGAACCCCAAATCCACGTCCACATCTATAGTATCTCCATCCACGACTCTTCTTAACTTGCAATTGTATTCAAACATTCAATACCCCATAAAAAAAACTGAGTAAATAAAACAGAGAATACCCAATATTGTACCGATGCACAAATAAAAAAATAATTTGTCGTTATCCATCATTGTTTTCTCCTAATATTGCTAATCCGATTTCTTTGACGACTTGCGGGACGACCGAATTTCCCAAGGCACGGAGCTGAGATACTCGGTTGGGTATCCCATGAGCCACGCGACCCACTGCGGGTTCAGACTCC